ATATGAATGATTTAATAAGTGCAGACATTTCAGGAGTCAGTTTGTCCACTAAAGAATTAGGTACTGACTTAATTAACTTAGGTAATGCGATAGACTTAGCTAATATTGATTCATTTGGTCTTCCTTCAAACTTATTGCGTACTTTATATAAAAATAATGCACTAACAGATGACATAGTATTATCGTTATTAGCAGTAGGCGTAACGAATAATGACATTATCGCTATCACTACCGGTAAATCAGGATATATTTCGTCAAAAACACAACAACAGATTTACGGCGCCTTTGTAGTAACAGTAGGAGAAAGTTTAATAAATCCGCTGGCTGTACTAAAATGTAAAACGCTAGGTATTGAATCATTAGCTGATTTGTTAAATGTCAAGAAATTGTTTCCAAATAGTTATTCTACATTAACAGTTCCTATATATAACATAGCACCCGGCCCCACTAATAGTAAAACATATTATTTAATATACACCGGCGGCAGCATCAATTCACAATTAACTTCTCCTGAGATCAATGCTATAGTGGGTGCTCAAACAATAGCAGGTACCCCACCAGTGACAGAGAACACAGTAGACGGAACTAATTATACGTTACCTCCTATAGGTCTAGGGTCATATTTGTTCAATATTATACCTCAAGCTGATGCTATAGCTGCAGGAGCTTTTGCATACTCTATGCAACAAGTAAGAAATATTAAATTTTGTGATATAGAAATTTTTGCTCAAGTAGTAAGATCACTTGAAACTACTATAAG